ACCATTAGACATCCAATAGACAACGTTTTCAGCCTCAACAGCTGAGTGTGGTGATATAGCTCCGCAATTTGTACCTACTTGTTTAAATGAAAATGTATATGGAGGTCCTACGAACTGCATAGAATGAGCAGATAAATTTGTAAGTAATATTAAATCACCTCTTGTTCTTACAGCTGTTACAAGTCTATTTCCTGATGATAATCTTTGAAATCCTGCAGTATTAGTTGCTGTGGGTGTAAAATCTGTAATTGATTCTTGTGAACCAAATAATACTGACATTGGATCATAAGTTGTAGTTGTTCCTGGTGTTGTTTGAGTACCTAAAAATATTACGTGTCTATCACGAGAAGATACAATCATATAATTAGATTGTGTTGGAGCATTAGCAAGTAAAGTTGCTCTTGTATTTCTTGATATTACAAATGTACTTGTTTGCAAATAATAAGTTTTTCCACCATAAATAGTTGCAATTAAATCTTCACCCCAGTTATCTAATACCCATATTCTTGGTCTTTGTGTAATAACTCCCGTTGGTCTTGCTGTACCCCAAGTAGAAAATCCCCATGATGCAGCTCCCCATCCAATACCAAATTGAGAAGTATCAGCACCTATATTTATTTGAAAAGCTCCTGTTCCTGTCGCTGTATCAGATGATGCAGGTGTTCCAAGATCTGCTACATTTATTTTAAATGTATTAGCGTTTGTAATTTCTTGAATTTCAAATTCTTGAGACATAGTAGTATTGGTAATAGTAGTTGTTCCAACACTAACTCCAGTTACACCTGAAAATGTAACAAAGTCTCCTTCTACAGCTCCATTAGAAGTTGAAGTAACTTCTACAATAGTTGTTCCAGAAGTGAATGAAAATACTACAGCTTGTGTAGTAGATATAGGTGTAATGTCATAATAGTTGTTATCATAATAAATATATAGTTTTCTATCTGTACCAATAGCACATAATGAATCCCCAGCTAAATCTGTATAATTGTGAATATCTCTTGCAACACCAATAAGATGTAATGGTGGTGCAACGTTTTGCCATCCGCCTATCTTTTCAGGAACTCCATAACGGAAGCGCATATTATCGCAGTCAGTCCAACCGCCTTCCGCTCCGTAAACGGTGTCTTGTTTGTTAATACCGGGACGTGGAAATTTAACTTTTGTAATTGGCATAACCCCTCATTATACTTATAAATACAGTAAATACCAGAGTAGCTTGAGGTAGAATTGGTGGTAAGCTACTCTAGTAAGAGGTTAATATATCACTTTTTAAACCAAGCTGGAAGTCCTAAATGAGCTCTACGATCGTATATATTTTCTTTAGATCCTTTAGTTTCAACATTATTGTAATGTAAGAATACTTGAGCGCAGTCATCAAAAGATAATTTATCTCTCCAATGCTCTAATTCATTTCCTCTATAAACTAACATATCACCAGGTTGTAACATTACTTTAGTACCTTTAGATTTAGATGGTTTATAATTACCTGTTTTTTCATCTACTGTACCTTCTTCAGAATTTGGTTCTAGATATATTGGCCAGCAACCTCCTCCTAAATTCATAGTAGTAGATATCTCACATGAAAATCTATCTTTATGACGTTTTAATACATCACCTTTTTTATAGATTCGTGCATATGAATAATTAGGATTTAATTTTAATCCAGTATTCTCTTCCATTACTGGAAGTAATTTTACAAGTAATGTTTCCATTACAATGTCAGAATAATGTGAATATGTTTCTGGAACTTGTTGATCATTCCATACACCAAAATATTCTGTAAATTGACTTATGTACTTTGCATCAAACATAGTTCTTGCAACTGTTCTTTTCATCATGAAATAATCATAACAAAACTTAGCAAGATCTTCTGATATCGCTTCTTTAATAACTACATACTTATCTTTTTTAAAACTCATTTTTTCTCCTTTTTAGTTTCTGTTTTATTTTCTGCTCTAGTTTGTGTTCTTACTGTATCAGTAATCATTTTTTGTACTGCTTGTAGATTAAAATGAATAAATCTGAAATCTTGTATTCCTGCATCAACAATATATTCATGTGTTAAATACGCTGGAATAAAGATCATTGTTCCTGGTTGAGGTTTATAATGAACCTTGTCAGTTCCTAACGTAATTTCTTTTTCATTCTTTAAAGGTAATTGTGTCATGAGCTTGCCTGGACGAGGATCGTGAAATACTGGTAGAGATGTTTTATCTGAACATCTTAAAAAATAAAAACCACTAATGTGATTATCGTAATGTGCGTGAGGGCTATGTGCCCCACCTGCTTTTTCTGCAAATTGTTGTACCCAAAATTCAGTCCAAAATAATTCATAGTTAGTTAAATCATAACCCATATGATCTAAAACATTCCATGAAGTTGAACCAATGTATTCTTGTAATTCTTTTAAGTCTGGGTCCCCCACGAGAGAAGTGCTGTGATGACTTAAACTAAAATCACCTACTTTTTTACCTAATTCTTTTTCACGTTGTTTAATAGCTTTTTTATTATTTTCTTTAGCTGCTTTAATATATTTATCGCAAATTTTATCTACATGATCTACCCACTCTGGAATCTCAATAGAGTAAACGGGTGTACTGAAATATATTGATGAATTTAATTGATCTGTTTTTGCCATTAGTTTAGGTCCTTTCTATGTTTGTTTAAATATTCTTGTAATTCTTTTAATCTATCTTCTACTACACTCACATCTACATTGCAACCTGCACATAAAATATCTCTTACTTTACCTGTTTTATGATCATGATCTACATGTAATTTCTTTTTAAATTTAGATTGATGTCTTTTACAAATAGCACAAGAATAATTTTGTTCTTTTAATTTTTTTTCATATTCTTCTAAAGTTATGTTATATAGTCTTTTAAGATAACTTTTTCTTTGTATATTTGCAAATTTTTCATGTCCATATCTTTCAATATATTCTTTTTGTAAATTTGGATTTTTTATTCTTCTTTTTTTTGCTTTTAATAGTAAATGTTCTCTATTTTTTAAATAATATTTTTTTTGATTTTCTTTTTGTTTTATAATTTCTCTATAAGCCATATTATTTAAATGGATATCCAAGATTCCAAATCACTAGAGAATACCTAGTTCCTTTTGTAACTGCTTTCACGCGATGCCAAACATGGGATGGGAAAACAACTATACTTCCTCTTGGTTTAATTTCAGCACATTTTCTAATTGTTGGTTTATCAGGATCCATATTTCTAAAATCAAATTCTAATTCACCACCTTCATAATCTTCTGGCGCTGACAGACTACAAGTAACGGATAACTTTCTTATTTTACCAAATGTATCTGGATTATCTTTATTTGCATATGCCCCCTCCCATGAATCACAATGCCAATCGTAAAATTGATTTAATTTATATTTTGTAAATTGACAAGACTCACTGAAATCCCAATCAAAATTCCAATTAGCTAATTTATTTGCTTGATGTATAAATGGTTGAATTTCTTTATAGATCCAACGATCATTTAACCAAACAATATTTGAATCTCTTTTCTTTTTTAAATCTTTTAAATCTTCATCATTAAGTGGTTTACCTTCATTAATTTTATTAGTTTGTCCACCTGTAAGTGCTAATTGCTCTTGTTGTGATTTTCCATATTTAATTAACTCATCACAAAATCTAGGCGTGAGTGCATTTTGAAAAAAATAGTAATAGTTTTGCAAGTTCATTTCTAAATCCTATATATTAATTTATAGAATAAATGTCAAGTGTGTGAATTATTAGCTAACAGTAAGTGTTCCAGAAACCGTGAATGTCGCAACTTTACAACCTCCAGCTGGCGCCGGTAATGTTGTAACTGTGTTTGTTCCTGGCGCTGCACTAAATCCTGCTGTTGAAGGTCCTCTTACAATTACAATACCTGAACCTCCTGCTCTTCCAAATACTGCAGTTCCTCCTGGTGGTGCATTAGTTGGTGGGTTACTACTTGCTCCTCCACCTCCTCCACCTCCAGTATTAGCTGTTCCTGCTACTGCAAGACGTGAATTAGATCCTAATCCTCCTCCTTGACCTCCTCCACCTGATCCACCATTTCCTCCTGCAATCGCTGATCCTGCTCCTCCACCTCCTCCTCCAGCGTAAGTAACAGCACTTCCTGATATAGAATTAGGAGAACCCGTTCCTCCAGGTCCACCTGTTCCACAAGTTCCACCTGGTGTTCCAGATCCACTAGCTCCTCCACCTCCTCCAGCTCTTTCATTAAAACCACCTGGATTTACAGAATTTCCTCCTGGATTACCTTGTGAAGGAGATACTGGTGGTGTATTACCAGCTCCTCCAGATCCTGTATTAGCACTTCCTCCTCCACCTGAACCTCCAGCATTAGCATTTCCTGGATATGGATTTGCTCTTCCACCACCTGCTGATGTAATTGATGAAAATACTGATGGACTTCCATCACTTCCTGAACATCCTGGTGCAGGACCCCCTGCTCCTCCTGCTCCAACTGTAATTGGAACTGATCCACCTATTTTTAATTTTGTTCCTCCTGGAAAAGATGAACGATAACCTCCAGCTCCACCACCTCCTCCAATATCTGTTGCACCTCCTCCTCCACCTGCTACTACTAAATAATCCACTGACACCGCTCCTGATGCTACTGTCAAACTTCCGCTAACAGTAAACGACGCAACATCTTGACCGCAAGGTTGTGTTGTAACCGTGTTAGTTCCTGGACTTGCACTTAATAAAATTGATGAGCTTCTTGCTCTTAATATAACGATTCCCGATCCGCCGGCAGAACCAAGATTTGTTCCTCCACCAAAACAACCTCCACCTCCACCTCCACCTGAATTAGCTGTACCTGCTACTGAACTTGCTGGAGCTCCTGCCCCACCTCCACCTGCTCCACCAGCTCCACCTGTTCCTCCTGCATACCAAGCTCCACCTCCTCCTCCGCCTGCTCTTGTAACTGAAGATCCTGTAATTGAATTTGCTGATCCTGCTCCTCCAACACCACCTGGTGTTTGTGTTCCAGTAGGTCCTGAAACTGATCCACCTGCACCTGCTGCATTTGCTCCTCCACCCCCTCCTCCAATAGTCCATTGATTTCCTGGACTTACTGTTATACTTCCACCTGGATTTCCTTGTGGTGGACTAACTGGAGGTGTGTTTCCTGATCCACCTGTTGCAGTTGCTGGACCACAAATATCTCCTCCTGCTCCACCCCCTGAACCTCCTGGAAGAGCATTGGCATAAGTTGGATTTGGACTATTTGCTCCTACAGGTGCTCCACCTCCTCCACCTGCTGATGTAATTGTTGAAAAAATTGAAGGTGATCCTTTTCCACCTTGTCTACTTGGATTAGTTCCTGCAATTCCACCTGCTCCAACTGTTACTGGAATACTTCCACCTGAATAAAAAGAAGCTGTTACTACACATCCACCTGGAAAAGAAGTTCTATAACCACCTGCTCCGCCACCCCCTCCAAAAGCTGCTCCACCTCCGCCGCCCGCCACTACTAAATAATCTAATGATACTGAACATTGTGTCTGTGGCCAGCTACCAGATTTCACGGCACTAAATTGACTTTTTAAATTCCAAACACCACTTGCCTTGTTTAATTCTTTTACGATCACGATTCCCGAACCGCCGGCTCCGCCTGCACTTGCTAGTGCTCCTCCACCATTTCTAGAACCACCTCCACCTCCACCCGTATTTGCAGTTCCTGAAGTAGCTATTGCAGCTGGTGTACATCCTGGCGTTGCAGTTCCTGCTCCACCTCCTCCTGCTCCACCTGCTCCACCTGCTCCTCCAGAATTACATCCTCCACCTCCTCCTCCACCAGCATAAGTAACTGTTGATCCTGAAATTGAATTTGGACTACCTGCTCCACCAGCACCTCCATTTATTCCACTTGGAACAGAAGTACCAGCAGCTCCAGCTCCTCCACCGCCTGCACCTACACCAGAAGCAGATGTTGTTGAATTTCCTCCTGGATTTCCTTGTGATGGTGACACTGGTGGTGTATTTCCTAATCCTCCAGTAAGAGCGGGTGCTGGTGTTGTAGGTCCATCTCCTAAACCTCCTCCACCTGATCCTCCTGCTGCAGCTA